TTTCCTATTTATAACGCCACCGCCATTGCTAATGCAAAGCCAGCTGACGCTGCTCCTACTGGTGTTCCAGTTGAATCTAAGTACACTGCCTTACCTGCAGGTAATGTACAAAATACATCTTTCGTTCCAGCACTAAGAGTAATTGCAGAAGTGTTGCCGTCGGAATTATCAAGAACTGTTGTTCTTTCTAAAGTAGTTGCTCCCGAAAGAGTTCCTAAACCAACTTCCCATTCTGCTGTTCCTTGATTATGAATAGCGTAATAAGTGGTATTGGAAGTTCCAATTCCTGTTGCAAACGTTATCGTTCCTTGACCAGTGGGAACACCAGCCAGTGTTATATCGCCTGTACCAGTACTTGTACTAGTTTCTTTTACTCTATCATTTATAACCAAAGCCATTTTTTAATCTCCTATACTTACGAATTAGTTACTTTTTATACTTAATAATGCATCGGCACCAGAAGGTGATCCAGAAGTCGGACTTGGGAAAGTTACTGTGAACGTCCCATTAGAACAAGATTTTGTTCCACTGAAATCTAAGATTACAACCAATTTATTGGATGCTGATGAATTATAAATAGCTCCGTACGCTGCACTAAATGTTGCTGGTGTTGGGCTTCCCCAAACACTGTCCGTAAAATCAACTGTTGCATAGTTTGCAACATTTGAAACTGCGTTACCAGCTAATGTATTACCACCCGCAGAATATTCTGTTCCTGAACTTTCAGTAGTAGCTACATAAACTGTACTAGCAGTTGTGTAAGGACTGGCTGTGTAAAGTGCTAATTTAAATGTATCCGAAGTAAAATCGTGAGTCTTACTTAACAACTCTACCGGGAATGCATAAGGTACCATATTTGCCATTTTTTTATCTCCTATTTATTTCCATAACTTGATGGTGGTTTTACGTTAAGTTGAGCACGAACTTCACCATCTTGATATTCGTCTCTGCGTCTTTGACCGATTTGCTCGATCGCATACGATTCTAGAGCTTCGTTAAAAGCTTGAGTGTAGTATTGTAACATATCCTGTGGTCCTTTCAAGTACCCATATGCATTTACTAGAGAAGCATATAAAAGTACGTCGGCATATTTATTTGATAAATATGTCCCACCTGTGTCGGTTATAATACTCGTTGGTTCTTTATCATAACAAAGCGTAATTGCGTAAGTTTTATCTGGAGTTGGAGCGACCACCCAATAAGTTTCGTCCCAATTAGCATAATATTTAGGTATATCGACAGCTGAAGTCCCTGGTGTTGAGTAGTATTCAGCCATAAAAGAAGTGTCTCGTTGCTCTAAATAATATTGATTTCCTGCCGCATCTTCTAATTGAGCATATCGAATCGCTCTCATATCACCTGGAATAGTTACATATCTATTCCCAATAATTAAATTAGAAGTTGCGTAATAGACATTTTGATCTGTATCAATAGATCTTAAAATTTTATTTTCGGCGTTTTGAATAATTCTAGATAACACCGCATCTGAAAGTACATTACTTCCAACTTCGGCCCGCAGAACAAGCAGCGCCGCCCCCTGATATTCCTCCACTTGTAGCAGTATCTGTACTTGTAAAGAAAAAATAATTTTCAGGAGAAGTTAAAGTTCCTGCAGCAGTGGTTACACTACCATCAGATTTTTTTTGTCCTACTGTAATTGTAAATCCGGCTGCTGAATCAATATCACTTACATTATCAAAAGTAGGTATATTTCTAAAAGCTTGTTTATTAGTTGCATCTGCTCCACCACTTCCCGCAGAAGTTACTTGAGCAGGTCCTCTTAATCTTACTGTATCACCCGTGGATCGTTGATGATCAACTGAATATACATTTACAAAAGTTGATCCACCATATTTAACAGTTGTAAATGGATTAGGGTTTAATAAAATTAAACTAGCGACTGACGCTGGTTGAGGTCTTGGATTCCATAACGCCTGGGGATCTGACCCAACAGGTTTTGGTTCTAATTGTGGTTGTTTAGGTTCATACTCCGAAGTATGAACTAACATTCCATTCCACTCTCTAACCATTTCTGTGTAAGGAAATCTTAATCCTGATCTATCAGAAATCGCCCAAGATCTTTTACCTGATGCATATCCGCCCATTATACTCCATCTCCATAAAATGTTTGTGGTGAAATGAAAGTAGATGTACCTTGGTTATCAGCATCTAATGCTCTAAGTAATTCACTTTCATATCTTCTTTCCAATTCTTGACTCATATCTGGTGAAAATTTTAAACTTAAATAATAAGCTAGACCAGACATCATACAAGGATAGAATCTATTAACAACGTCGGAGGTATAATTGTAAGCTCCAACATCTTGAATTTTTGCTAAATAATAAAAACAAAATTGATAACTACTTGGTGTACTTGTGCTGGAAACACTTGCACTAGGAGTAGTGTATAAAAAAATACTTGGATTTAATTTTCTTTCTACATAATATTGTGAAGGAGTTCCCTTCGCTAATTTATTTGGTGTTTGTGAATAAGTAGATCTATCTATTTTTGTAAGTGCAATATCTTCAGGAGCTGTAGTTGTAGAATTATTTCTGTAATAAGCTTCTAATATTTCACTAATATCATTTGGAAAATTTTCTGAATCCGAAGCATAACTATATTCTGCTTGACCTTCAACTAAAGGAACTTTAGCTAATTTTACTTTCCATAAATGAACGCCTCTATTACCCCATTCTTGAAACATTATATTTAAAGATCTGCGAGCAGATTTTAACATATAACCAGTTTGAGTTCCTTTTACACCGGTTCTTTCAAATGCTTCTTGAATAACATCGTCTATTTGTGGATTGAATTCTGTAGTTTCAGAAGTTGGTGAAATAGTTTGGGCACTATTACCCATTCCGGAAGTACCCACACCACCTCCATCATAATAAAATAAAAGAGGTGCGCCTGTAGTTCTAACAGGAGCTACAACAATTGTAGTTTTAGCTCCCGAAGCTCCAGGTGTTCCTGTTTCTGTAACGCCTGTAGTATACTTTACTCCGCCTGTAGTAAACGTTCCATTAGTGGTGCTTGAAAAGGCTATTAAATAACCTGTACAAGTAGAATCAGATTGATCAAAGACGTAAGTATTTCCTTCTTGTAAATACAAGACAGGACTCACCTCTCCATTAATGAAAAATTTAGGATTACTGGCGCTAAAGGCATTAGTGCCACTCGCGACAGTGACCGTGTAAGTAATCGTCGCCATTTATGTCCTTACGTGTATAGAATAGTTACGCCTGGTGTATTTGATAAATCTAAATAAACACCCGAATCAAATAAAATTCCAGAACCTGGAACATAAACAGATAATCCGTCTACATCAAATTCAAACTCAGCCACTAAGGGATCAGAAGTGGTCGTACCATTATATAATTTTATATTACCATTTGCCACCCCAGCTGCTTGAATATAAGTTACTCTAGCTCTTTGTGTTGCTGGAACTAATTGTCCATCTGATGTAGCGTGGGCTGCCTGTTGGTCGCTTGTAAAAGTGCCGCCTGCCATAATTTGTTTCTCCTTTTAATTTAGTGCTCCCGAAGGAGCACTATTAATTATTTATTATGCCTCTAAACCTGGCGATATTTGTTGAACGTAAGTTACCGTCAACGTTGCCACACCAGCATCTGCAGTTGTCGCAGAAGAGTCAGTGTATATTTCAACATCTGTAGCTCCAACATCTTCCCAGTTGTCAGCATCTGCAATTGTCGCTTGCGAACCTAATTTAATTACATTCGCCGTGCTAACAGCAACAGCTGTACAAAGTTCAGTTGAAGTCGAACTAGTTCCAATGCTTAAAGTTGCTGAGTTATCATACGCAGTCGTTACATAAACTGTACACTCTAAAATTTGACTGTGCGCAGGAATAACAATTCCTGAAGCCGCCGCCGTTGTAGATTGTGTAATCGCTGCAGACTGAGCCATCACTACGTAACCGACATTCGCCATATCTGTTCCGACTGTAGTCCCAGTTGTGTTTCTAATCGTTCCCGCTTTTATCGGTCCCGAAAATGTAGTTGTTGCCATAATTATATCCTCCTAGTTTATAAGATCTAGCCTCTAGGCCGTCGACTATACGCGTCTAGATCTAATTTAATAATTGTATAGTGTTTACTTTATACCGTAGATTTCGGTAGAGCGCAAGAGGGCTTTGATTATGTTGTGATTTTTAAAGTGTAGCGTTTAAGTAGCTACTGAAACTTGTGCGGCAGACTGTTCAATGTTATTTTGTCTGTCTGCTATTTTGGCTTCTTCGAGTTTAATATCTTTGATAACTTCTTTAATTGCGTTATCAATTCTGACCATATCCAGAGTATATTTACCTTGTTGCTCATACTCCAACTGCCACTTCAACTCCAAGGACCGTTTTTGTTTGTACAGGTCTTGTACCATCTATAACCTCCTCATAGGTTATTCGTTTTATCTTGGGATCCATCATTTCTCCAAGATATTCCCACTTTACACCTTTTTCTCCTAGTTTGTCAACTATTGAATTTTCAATAGATTCCACATTATCCTCTGCCAGAACCTCAAATTCTGCGTGATATTGATAAGCGTTGATTTTTACTAGAAATTTCTTCATCACATACCTTTATTTTGTAATTGTGGCGGAACAATGTCCCGCCACAAAAATATTTATTGATTACGTCGCGTTTGATGCAAAGGCACCTCTAGGATCAGAGAATCCGAAAACGTATCTCTCTCTAGCTTTGTACCTTACATTGCCTGTATCAAAGTCACCTTCCATCTTAGTTGCGATAGGTGTTCTTTCAAAATGCTTAAGACCATTTGGTACATCAGTTTTAACGAACCATTTTTTAGTTGCACTTAAGTAGTGGTTAACAGCGTATCCTTCCGGAACCATTCCCATACTTCTTATTGCATTGATATCGTTATCTGCAGTACCTGTCTGTCCTTGAGATTTCATCAATCTCTCAGCAGTAAATTGAAGCGCCGAAGGAATTATCATTTTAGTTCCTTGTGCTGCAATTTTAAGGCCTCTTTCATCAGTGAACGCTGCGATGTCGATCAACGCTTGTTCTAATGATGTTTCATTAAGTTCAGCTGCTGTTGTTAACTCGTTTGCAAACGAACCTGATAGTGTAGGGTGGTCAGTAGCAAAAAGCTCCTTACCATCTCCACCAGCATAACTCGAATCAAATCCGTTATTTAAAACAGCTGCGCCTTTGATATTTTTAGTGCTTGCCATAGATCTTGCTAACGCTTTTGTATATCTAGACGCTAGTCTGTCATACAAGTTATCTTCGATAGCTTCTTCTGTGATTGCAAACGCTAATGCGATTGTTTCATTTGTGTAACGAGCCGTGAAAGTTTCTTGAGCATCATCAAATGTTACTCCTTGACCTTCAGGTTTAACTGCCGCATTCGCGAAACCAGATAACATTACTTCCTCTTCGAAAGCTCTGTCAGATGATTCTGAATCGAATATTTCAGTCCACTCGTTAGCGTATTGTTTATACTCTAGTCCAAATAGTGCATTTAGACCAGGCTCTAGTTCTTTAACTAGTTGTGCTCTTGATATTGCCATAGTTATATACTCCTATTTAGCTATTAGTTATACAACGCAGAATTTTTCGCCGCAATAACGACAAAGTTACAGCCAGCGGCTGTTTGGTCTTTATTTTCGGGATCATTCGCGTTTCTTACGACAGTATACATTGCTGTTGTTGCCGCAGAACCAACATCTAACGTAGTGATCGATTGACCATCTTTGTTATCTGTTGCTGTGTAGTTGTTAGTATTAAAGCCTTGCATTGGGTTAACTCCAAGAAGAGTGTCTGCCAAAGCGGCATCAGCTTTTACAACGTATTCCTGTTGAGGATTATCATTGATGAAAGCTAATATGTCAGTGGAACCAGTATTATAGTCCGTTGACGTTGCTTGTGATGCTACTACATTATTTGAGAATGTAGGTTTTCCATTAGAGTCAATAAAAAATGCTCCGTTGAAAACACCTATTAGAAGAGCAGAACTTGCTGTTGTCCAGCTTGTTCCACCTAATCCACCATCATCTGTAGTAGTAAAAGAAGCATCCTGTACCATTCCAGCGTCGCCCGCCGTTGATCCACCATCGTTGAATGACATTGGATCACCTTTGTTTGATGCTACGCCTGGTGCAGTTTGGATTTTGTATTCAGATTGTCCTGAAGTCGCTGGAGTATTACCAACGTTCATTACCATTCTTAAACCAAATCCAGTTGTACTTGCATTTGCCATAGTAGTTTCCTTTTTTGTACCTGCCCCGAAGGGCCTCCAGTACGGTTTATATTAATTCGTTGGTTTAGGAATTGCTAAAGAATTAGCTTTTCTTTGTACCACCGAAGGTTACACGAGTATCGGCCTCTTTCGAGAACCTCATACTTGGGTGCTGTTCCTTCATAAGATTGTTATTAACTGCTTCTTCTTTGTTTTGAGTTTGCTTTTTATAGTACTCATCAATTTGAAGCGCAATCTCTTCTGGTATCCTAGCCAGCAGTAGGCCACCTACTCCGATCATTCCTGCGTATCTACCTTCGCTCATCGATGGAAAGTCTTGATCAGGATATTCATCAGCTCTCACTAATTCATAACCCTCTCTAAGATTTCGAGCAATATTGGACGTGTCTTGATGTCCTAATATTTCTGCTCTTATCCATTGATGTCTAAAGCCTTTTGGCGCAGGCGGTGCATCAAGAGAAGTGGGTGGAGTCCAAACTTTTTTAGCTTCTGTTTTAGCTCTAGTCTGACTCGCACGTGAAGTTTTCATTTTATCTTTATCCATATGCCTATACTCCTTCCGTGATATTTAATTGTTTCGCATATTCCTCAAGTGGCACACCTAATCTTTTAGCAATTGCTACCTGTGATTGTGTGAGTTTCACAGTTTTTTTGCGTCCTGTTGAAGCCGAACGTCTGGCTGAAGCTACATTCTGAGTAGGTTTTACTCTTTCTGTAGAACTGCCTTCTATCTTATCAAATTTATGCGGGAATTCAAGTCTTATTCTTTTATCAACTTCTGCATAATATTCTCTGCTTTGAGGGTCATAACCTTCTACTTCTACAAGCTTTTTATGTATATCAAAAGCCGTATAGGTCATAGCCGAATCATTACCAAACCAATCATTACGAGCAGCCCAGTCTTCAGCTTGAGGATCACTCCGCTGTGGGGCCATTGTTCGTTGAGGTGTAATATTTACGTCTCTTTCTCGTGCCTTTGGTTTGTTCTCATTTGCAACTTTAAGAGAGTTTAGCCTTGCTTCATCCATTGTTAAAGCTGCAATTTGTTTCTGTGCAGAAACTTGAGCTTCAACATCTTGAGATTCAATAGCATTTTTAAGCGCTAATTGGGCTGCTGCCATACTAGTCTTAACTCTATTTTCAAATTCTGAAACGTAAGAATTATCTATTTTAGATAATCTAGCTTCCATTTCATTATTTTTACCGTGAACGGCTTGCGCATATGCAACAGCTTCTTCTCGCTGTCTTTCTGCTTCTCTCATTTTACGAGTTAATTTAGCGATACGTTTTTGAACGCCTTCGCTATATTCTTTTAACTCATCTTTCTCTTCTTTTTTTTCTTCCTTCTGTGGTTCTACCTTTTCTGGAGCAGATTCCACCTGTTCTACTTCAATCTTCTCTTCCTTAGGTGCTTCAACTTTTTCTGGTTCACCTTTATCATCTAAATTAATTTCAGTTGGCTTTTGATCAGCCTCTCCTACATCAATTAAATTATCTACTTTTTGTGCTTCTTCTGGCATAGTTCCTTCCTATGTTTATATGTAATGAAGAACTGATTCAGGATCCTTAATGGTCCCTAACACTTCATCATCATTTATTATTCGCACTTCTCCACCTTCAATTGGTAATCTTGAACCAGCATATCTGGCAAACATTACCCAATCTCCTAATTTACACCAAGGTTTTTCAAATTTAGTTTTGTCCTTGTATGCTAAATCTCCCATTTTTAAAACATAACCACACGTTGTTGCAATTCTTGCTTTATCTAATTGTTCTTGGGAAAATAAAATTCCACCTTTAGTTTTTTCTTTAGGTGTAAATGGTAATAACAAAATTCTATAACCAGATGGTTCTGGTAATTGATCTGTTACTTCTTTAATATTGTCGGGATCTAATCTTTTTACGTGAGAATCTTCTTCTCTATATTTTTGTTGAAGGGCGTTCCGGTGTTTTGGAATTTCCTCCTTTTTTAATGTTGATAACGTTTCCGTCATTGTGCTCCTTATCTTCGTTTAGCAGGTTAGAGATTTCCTGTGCTATAATTTGATAGGCTTGTGCCTGTCCTAGTAAATACTTGTATTTCTCCATATTGTCAACCCCACCCCCGATCATTGAATCACCGATCTGTTGTAAAGTTGCGTTTATTCTTTTTTTAAGTTTATAAATTATTTCTACATCATCCATTATTTACATCCACTTTTTTTATTCTTTTTTTTAGGTTTAGAACCGTATTTAGCGGTCCATTTTTTTGCAATTTTAGGATGGTTTTTCCAGAGATACTTTCTCTGCTTCTCAGATTTAAACGGCATTGTTAATTATTTAACTTCTTTGCCGAATCCTCTTTTAGCACAGCCTCTAGATTTTACTCTTCCACCTTTTTTGTAACCTCTATTAAGTTCACTATGTATTCTACCAATTTCGTCTCTTCGGTTTCTGTTAGAACGTTCCGCTTCAACTCTACCTAGTTCTTCCATTAAGTTAGTTCTTCCTCTGTCCATATTATCCTCTTTTCTTAGCCATCTTTTTAAAAGTTTTAGCTAGGTTATATCTTTTAGATCCTGGAGGGCAAGACTTACTTCCAAATTTTTTGCCCGTACAAGGTTTATCTTTTCTCATCCCTTTAACAGCTTTTTGAATCCACTTACCATCTTTAGCTTCAACTCTTCCACCGCTTTTTAAAGCAACACCCATACCTCTATTATTTTTAACAACTCCAC